CTCGGACCGCTATGCCGAAGAAGCTCTCACCAGAGCAGAAGGCGCAGTGGCAGCTCGACGCGATGAACGAAGCTGAGGGAGTAGGCGGTCTGTGCATGGACCGCGAGACCTTCAGTAGGTACGTCGCAGCCTTTCCGAAGGCCGAGGTGAGCGCAAAGGAGAAGCCGCGTCCTATCGCGAATCATAAAGAGATTCGGCTGACGGCGCTGGCAAAGGTCGCGTGGATCTTCGAGGACGTCATGTTTCATGCACTGGAACTGATGAGCATTAAGCACCGAACCAAGTCGCACGTCTTGAACGACGTCGCCAAGAACCTGAGCGACATGCGCTCGGGCCGGTGGTGCGAGAATGATTTGACGGCCTTTGAGTTTGGCATTTCGGAGGAGCTGAAGGCTGCCGAGTGCCGGATCCTGCGACACATCGCCAAGTTCGTCGGCTTGGAGGAGACGGGCGAGCTGCTCTTTGAGAGGGTCGTCTCGGATCGCGTCAACCCCGTCGTGTGGTCTATGACCTACAAGGACGAGACGGGCGAGCGGCGCACCTTCAAGCTGTCGTTGCCGCGGGCGATGCGTGAGTCGGGGGATAGACTCACGTCGTCCGGCAATTTCTTCCAGAACTTGTTAGCATGGCTGTCCTTCCTGGTCGATCCGGACTACATGGGAGACGCCGTCGAGTCCCTGATCAAGACGCGGGGCAAGAACTTGTTCTATTACAGCGCTAGGGAGACGGGCACGACCCGTAACAGGCGCAAGTACCTTGCGAGGCTCATCTTCGAGGGAGATGATACGTTAGGCAGGGTGGAAGAGGACATTTGGCGGGAGCGCTTCCCCGGTGGTTTGTCGTGGATCGATGACTTTTTCAGGCGTTGGGGGTGGAATCCCAAGCTCATCTGGAAGAGCGAACAGGGCTACGACTACGCCAGGGTGGTGGGCTACGACATACTGCTCCATGATAACACAGCTGTGTACGAGGGTGCCGACTTGGTCGCGTGCCCGGAGATGAGGCGCTTGCTCAACACCAAGCAATGGACGATGACCGCAGTGACCAAGGAGCAACGCAAGACGTGCACCAGGATCTTTGCGGCGACGTTGGGTGAGGAGTTCAAGCGGTGCGAACCCTTCTGGGCGTTCTGCAAGGGGGTCCATGAGGCCAACCAGGGCGGCGCTGCTGTCACGGACGAGATGGTTCGTGAGCAGTACCTCGCGGTCTTCGGCGTCTTGCCGGAGCACGGATCCGCAGTCATGAAGGACGTGGCTTTCCCTGATTTCGAGGGCACCATCTCGAAGGAATGGGAGGCGTTGGCCCGCGTGTCCTGCGGGCAGTTCACGGACTATGAATGGGCGGTCGCTACCGCAGTGCCGGATATGAGGGTCCACGGTGCGGACCTCGCCGCGCACTATCCCGCTTCCTGGATCGCGTAGGCGGTCCGGGGCCCCGCCTGACCATTTTGGAGGGCGGGGCAGTAGGAGAATTCAGACGTGCTATTCGTATGAGTCCCGCGCAAGAGCGTGAAATTACCCGTGGGTTGACACAGAGCCCACGTGGGTGGTACACTTCTGCAGAACGTTGGACGGCGACTGCAGCAAGAAGGAGCGTCGACGGTGTACCATGAGAAGATCGGCGGATATATAGCCTGATGCCGCCTAGGGGGG